ATCAAAAATATATTATTGTGCTATATTCGCTTCTAACATTTTAAGTGAATCAATTCCCTCATCACTTGATAAGAAGTGTCCTGCCATTTCATAAGGATCTTCTCCGTATGGTACAGATAGCATTTTCTTTTTGTTAGTAGGTGTGTTAAACCATACTTCTTTATCGTTGTTGCGTAATGCTAATAACTTTTCTTCAAAGAACAAACGAACTTTAGCTTGAAACTGTAGTTCAGGATCATTCAATGTCATCAAGAAACCTCTTGGGTCATTTTTAGCAAACACTAATATGTCTCTTTTTAATTCTGCTGTTGAGATAGTTGATGGGTCTTTACCAAACATAACTCTAGTAAGAGTTTCGATTTGCTCAAGAGTTAATCTTCTTGCTTCTATTAAAGCATCTACTTCTACGTTCAAATCTTCAACTTCCTCAGATGCCTCTTTCTCTTTATCTATCTCAGAAAAGATTACTCCATTTAATGGATGATAATGTAGAAATTCTTGTAAAACAGGATTTGTTCTTTGAACGCTAAGAAACCCATCTTCAAAAACAATTGGTTCTATAATTGCGTTTCCATCTTGTTCATCCTCAAAAGGAGATTTTTGATTCACCGCATATCTAAGCGGTCTATTCTGTTGTTTTTTTTCATCAAACCACATTAAAGGAAAACGTGGGTGATTTCTTGATGCTAACGTATAAGATAGCGGATTGCCTATTTTTAACTTGTAGACTTTGTCTACTAATGGTGTTGCTGCCATAATAATTTAATTTGATTTAAAATTTATAAAAAAAAGGATGCGGTGATTATCACCGCACCCCTATACTATATATTAACCGTAACGGAATAATACAAAGTTGTTTGCACCTAAAGTACATACACATCTTTCAGACAAGAAGTTAACCTCCATTGCATCAAGATCTGAGTTTTGAGCACCTCCGGCAGAACCTGTGATCCAAGTTTTGTATCTTCTATCCTCAGCTTCTGAAGCACGGTATCTAACGTGTAAGAATGGTCTCTTAGCGTTTTTACCCATGATTTGATCATATACTGAAGTAGAACCTGCAGGAACTAAAAGACCTGTGATTGTACCTGTAGCAGTACCTGCTGTAGCATTTAAACCACCTCTCATTGTAGGATCGTTTAAGTATTTCCAATCAGACTTGTAGAAATCGTAACCTCTACGGAATCCTGTGAATCCTAAGTTCAATGCCATATCAGTATCATTATCGAATAAACCGTAAGATGCAGCTCCCGCAGCATTCACTCCGTTAAATCCGTTCAATGTAGCTAACATATTGTCGATGTCGAAAGACAATCCACGATTAACAAATACTACGTTTTCTTCGATAGCTCCTTGTTTGTCCAAACGAGAAACGATTGAATCCCAATCAGCTAAAGAAGTTGGTGTACCACTTCCCCAAACATTTCCTCTGTTGTTTACAACATAGAAAACTCCTTCAGAACCTCCGGCAACACCACCTAAAGCAGTTAATGCTCCTGAACCTGCTTCAGCAGGAACAGCTTCGATCATAGCAGTTTCTAAGTAATCCTCGAAACGTAAACGAGTTTCGTGCTCTGATTTCAAATACCACAAGTAACCTGTAGCACCGTTCTCAGTAGTAACCTCAACCCATCCGATTTGAGCCATGTCTGAACCATTAACAGCATATTTATCTTTAATGATAATAGGCTTGTTAGAGAAGATTGAATCTTCTGCTTCCAAAGAACCAACCATTCCGTTAGTTCCTTTTTTGAACTCAGAACCGTAAATGAATACAGTACAAGCAGTAGATACAGCAAATGCTTGACCTGTTGCCTCATAGTAAGCTACTGTGAAAGTAGTTGCAGAAGGAACAGCAGTAACGATTGCTTTGTTGAAAACACCTGAAGTGTTGTTCTGAATCATTACAGTTTGTCCAATTCTGATAGCGATGTAAGTAACTCCTGCATCAGCAACTGTAAAAGTAGCTGTGTTAGAGTTAATTGCTGCTGCTGAAGTACAGCTAGTGTACTTAATGTGAAGACGACCTTGTTCTGCCCATTTAATTTGGTCAGAGTTAGAAGGCATCTCTGCACCTACCATTCTTAAGAATGATGCGATGGTTCTATTACCATAACGCTCAAATTCTTTTTCGTAAGTATCAGGAAGATACTGATTTAAGAAGTTGAAGTTAGTAATATAGTTTGTCGATAACGCTACTTGCTCCGCTGCCGGTTGTAATGCAAAAGTAGGCGTTGAATTTAATTGACCTGCCATTTTTACTTTTTTTTAAAATTTTATACTCTTTTTATACTACGGATCTTTAGGCTTTTACCCGAATCAGGATTTACCGCTTTTACCTGCATTCCATCCATCGGCTTTGTAACTTCAGGAGCTTTTCTTTCAGACATGTTTATATTCTTAATGCCTTTCATTGTTCCCTCTGTTGCATCTGATTTGCCTTGTTCATAAAAGAACTTAGCAAACTTCTCAGGATTCATAGCAATTGCTAACGACTTATGATAACCTACTGCATCTTTAATTAATCCTTGTTCATCCAAAAACTTATTAATAAAGTTTGCAGGATTAGATTGGATCTTTCTAAGCTCAGTAGCGTCTCCCGGATTGAAAGTGATTTTTCTGTCATCAACATTGAACTCAAAACCTTTGAACTCTCCGCTAAAAACTTCGTCAGTTTTTTGATTAAACCAACCTCTCTTTCTTTCGTTCTCTTCTTCAATAGTCTTCGCTTGCTTGGTATATTGCTTATAGCTTTCGTAATTTTCTTTTTCCTCATCAGAAACAAGTGGAGCACTTGACTCAAGTGGCACTTTATATTTTTCTTTTTGAGTGTTAAAAAATTTTTTTGCCTCAGCAACAGCCTTTTTTGTTGTAATCTTAACTCTCTTAATATGTGATTCATCATCAATATCTTCGTCATATCGATAGTCATCCATTAGAGAATCAATGTCATCAGCATCAAGTCCTTCTTGAGTTGCTGATAAATAATTTTTAAGTAAACTCTCAGGGTCCATAGAATCATAGTCTTTTTTAAGACTTAAGAAATCCTCGAAACCTCTCCCTGTTTCCTTTTTGTATTTCATATAAGCAGCAACATCTTCAGGCAAAGCCTCAGTCTCTTGTCTTTGAGCTGTCAACTCATCAAGAGAGTTTATCTGCTTATTGTATCTTTTTTCAATATATGAAAGAACTTGTTGTTCATCTAATTCAGGTTGTTGTATAATATCTTGTACATCATCCTGTTGTTGTAAGTCATCCTGTATAATATCTTGTACAGGTTCTTCAAACTGTTGTTCGTGCTTTTCAAGTAACTCTTGCTCTACTTGAGCAACTCCTTTTTCTTCGGAGCCATCTAATAATCTAACTTTTAATTCCATTTTGATTTGATTTAATTTTTTACAAATGTAAACATTTTTGTTTATTTTTTATCTAGGCTCAAATTCTCCTAAATCAAAGCCATCCAAGCTATCTTCGTTTGACTCAAAACTCAAAGGAGGAAGGTTGTTCTTTCGTTGGTCTATAAGTTTAGACTGCTCTGTATTTTGTTGGCTAATCCTTTTAGATTTAGCATCTTCACGTTCTTTCTCTCTTTGAGTTAAAGTTTGTATTTCTACACCTTTTATTTGTTGATTGTATTGGAACTCTTGAGCCATTAAATGTGATTTCAATTCGGCCTCAACCTGCATTGTCTTAATGTTATACTCAGTCTCCATTTGCTTCAATTTCATCTTCATCTCTAATTCAGACTGCATTTTTTGCATTGCCGTTTGAGCCGCCATTTGTTGAGATTGAATATTCTGTTGAGCGACCATAGCTTGTTTTTGCATCTCCATTTGATCTTCACGCTCTTGTTTCTTAACTCGCTTCACTTTCAATAACTGATTTGCAAGTTTAAGATTTTTAAGTTCACGAATGTCAATGGCATCTTCAAGATTAATATCTCCTTTAGATAAAGCCATTTGGATATTTGCTTCAAGTTGTGCTTTTTGTTCTTCATCAGGAGCCACTTCTATGAATATACCAAAGTCATAAATGTAAAGGTCTGATATTTCACTTAGGATAGAAACATTGTATCTTCCTATTTTATTTATAAACTCATCTTTGAAATCAGAATACTCTAAGATGTCTGCAATTCTATATGTCAATGCTTCTGCTAATGAACGGTATATAAATAAACCACCATCAAGAATGTGCCTTGTAGCAGTGTTTGAATTTAAAGCGGCTAATTTTTGTAAACCTACTAACGAATTAGGATCAGGTGTAGAACCATCTCTCGCTTCATTCAATCCTGTTACCGTTCTAATCATATCCATATAATGATTATAGTTACCTATAAGCATTTGAGTCTTACTCAATCCTGAGTTCGACGTTAATTGGGTAATTGGAACTCTTGCATTGTTAAACTCTCCATCTTGAGTATAGCTTCTGCCAATAACACTACCTGTTTGGAAGTATAATCTCAAAGCATCCTCAGGATTATAAGCAGCGCCCGTACCTAAATCAACCTCGTTTAATCCATCGGCATCAATAAATACACCATCAGGTACAACTCTATTGATTACTTGTTGAAGTTTTAAATGAGTAATTTGAATAAGGTCAGCAAAAGGTATCATTCTTCTTACTGTAGATTCAATAGCGCCCTTGTACATACGAGGAGCTGATGCTACATAGTTTGGCAAAGCGTGTTGAGTAGCTGATTTAGGTCTTACCATATTCTCAGACAGTTTCCACTGCAACAAGATATTGGTTCCCATAACCATAATACCTTCATACCAAACGTCAATAGTCTTTTCTACCTTTTCAAAGTTTCCTTCTTCCATCATCTCTGTTGGAGGATTAAAACTATCATCTTTCTCTATAAACCTAGATCCGCCATTATCAAGAATTTTCTTTTTATAAACTACTTTCTTTGTAGTCTTATAATTGAAATACATTAACGTACACGTGTCTCTTGAAAATACACTATTCTCATAAAATTGAGCAACATTATAATAATCATACCAACCTTGACTATACTGAGTTATCTCTTGCAACTGCTCTTTAGTCAAACTTTGGTCTATCTTCATCAACTCTGTTATCGGCAAAGTTTTAATCTCTCCCCAATAAAAACAATCTCTGAAATAAGGGTCTTCAGTATAACTATAAACCACATTCGCAGGATCAACATAAGATATTTTAATTCCTGCTCCTTGAAGAAATTCATGTTTAGCAATAGAAATACCAAGTACTGTAGCATCATAATCAAGTCTTTTACGAACCTCATCATAATGGTTTTCATCAAACATTGTATTGATAGCCTCTTCTTCGGCAATCTCAATAGCAGGCTTGTAGTTTAATTGCATATACAATGATAATTCCTCATCATTGTTAGGTAACTTTTCAGGGTCCATTATAAATGGATTTGCACCCGATAGCTCTTGTATTTTAGTTAAAGCTTCTTTACCAACCATTTGAGATTCTACTAACTCTTGATGCTTGTTTCTTTTTGCTTGAGACATTGCATCTTGAGAATATGCTTTAACTTTAAAAAGTCTATTTGACATTCCATTTACGATAATGTCAACAAACTTTGGTATTACAGGAACAGGTGTCCAATCTAAATTTAGATATGATAAGTCTCCATCAATAGCTAATTCATTCTTATATTTAGCAACAGACTGCTCGCCTCTCGCATAAAGTCTTAATCTATGGAACTCTCTCCATTGACCATAATATCTACAATTGCTTCCATCTTTTCTAAACCACTCATATTGAATAGCTTGACCTACTTGTAACCCAAATTGTTGAGAAGCTTTAACCGCATCAGTAGCTAACTGACTCGGAAAGGCTGACGATGTTATATCTATTACTACGTTTTTCATGTAATTATTTGACTTGTTGTTCCTTCATTCGAATACCTTGCGAAGTTAACAATAATTTTTGAATCTTTTTTCTCGGGCAAATATAAATGCTTTTGATTGGCCATAATAGCCAATCCTGAACTAATAGAAGCATCAAATTTTGTCCTGTCGTTTATGTCAAACTTTGCCCAATCCTCTAATGTTCTTATGAATGGCATAGTTCCCATTTCATCAGAATCTCTATAAGCACCCGCCAAATCAAATCCAACATATCTCTCTATGTAAGACTCGATTGCAGAAGCGTGAGACTGCTTTACATCTTCAGATGAGTTTGGAATACCCCCAAGTTCTCTCTCTGTCTTTGTTAGTTTATTGTATTGTTTATCAGGTCTATTCAAACAATAATTCCTATACCCTCTATTTTTAAAATGATACAACAACCTAGGTTTGTTGTTCTCTATAAGAATTGGCATACCATAAAACACACAAGCCATTAATACCTCCTCAAAGAATATCTCTGCTGTTTGAGGTCTTGCTATGTACTCAAGAAAAAACTCGTTTACAGGAGCTTCATCCATGTGAAATTTAGTAAGACCATGAAGTGAACCATTAGACCCTCTACCTCCAACTACTGCGGATATATCATAAGAGTCACAACCAAAAGAACCTAAGTGTTCATTGCCGGGATACTTAGATCCATTTCGTACATGAACATTATTTTGAAGGTGCTTTGCAGGTGTCCAACTTACCAAGAACCTACCCCTTGAATCAGGGGTGAATATAACTTTAGTATCTTTAGCTCCATCTCTCCAATGAAACGAACCTCTTGTTAAAAAATGTTCTTTAACCAAACTATCGTTATAATCAATCTGCTGATATATCTTTGTAAGGTTGAACAAAGATTGTTTGCTCTCATCTCTAAACGCATGTGATGTTGTTCTAGGGAACTGACGATAAAATTCATTTAAAGCATCAGAATCGCTTTTTAAAGAATCAACCTCTGCTTCCCAATACTCAACAGCTCCATTTTTTATCATCGTACCATCAACTCCCTTTACAGGCGTCTCCGGTTTGTAAAACACAGGCATACCATAGATATCTATAAAACCTTCCATGTTCCACTCCATAGGAATAAACAAGCCGTATAGACCACTTTTGGTTTGACCATTAGCATTACGACTTCCTACCATTGAATCTTCATATAGGTCTTTGTAGTTTTGACCTCCTTTTGATAATGCATTTGAGGTCGAACCCATCATACACTTTCCAATAATCTTACTACCTAATCTAAGACAAGTTTTGGTAACTCGCCAATTGTTTTGAATATTATTTGGTTTAACCCATTTTGCACTATTCATACTTACAGTGAAGTCCGAAAGAATTAATTTTCTTTCATCATCATTATCTGCATCAACTTGAATACCTACATATTCTCCTTTGTCAAGATACTCTACAGATACTTTATTTCGCCTACCTGTAGTTATTGGTTCGTAATCTTCAAACGATTTCTTTTTTGTTATTAATGGTATTCTTGATAATTCTCCCGATAAACTTATTCTATAAACTTCTGTATTATAATTCGATTTATAATTTTGTACATTTCCACAACTTATTCCACAAGAAAGAGCTAATATTCTTATTTGTTCTATTAAATCTTTTCTGCTCATTCCAATAGAAATTATATTCTTTTTTTTATCAGAGTATCCATCTGTCTCAATCAATCCTGCTAACAATTGAAGTCTTGATTCAATAGAAGATTTCATATAGCTATCAGGTATGTGTTTATTATTATAAACTCCAATGTCTCGTAATTGAGAATTTATTCCTTTAAATGCAAATTCAATAATTTTAGCACAGTCTGATTTCTTTAATTCAAAAGGAATGTTTTTCATTTGAGCAATCATTCCTAAATACTCTAATATTTCAGGTTCTTCTTCTTTATTTACAAGTATTGTAAAAGATGATGATCTGCCATCTCCAAGCCATAAGCCTAAAAGATATGGAGGCATTCCTTCAAATTTATCTGACATTTCAATTCCCTTAGAAACAACCCTTGTTAGGTGCTGTTTAACAAAAGATGATTTACCTAAATATTCTTTAGGTGTCATTATAACTTCTTCGTGCCTTTTGCTTTTTTTTCTTGAGTTAAATATATACCTGTTAAATACTAATCTATGGTTTTCTGTTACAATATAATCTTGTCCGTAAGGTTGTTTAACTAAATATCTATCAGTTTCACCTGAAACTTTTTTCATTACAGTCTTTATTTTACCTCCTTCAACCATAACCCTATCTCCAATATTTATATCTTTAATAGGTTTAAATTCAAAATCTTCTGTAAGTATCAATGTATCAGGAGCATAACACTCGTCATGAGCTAAAAATATAAGCTTTTCTCCATCATAGGAGTTCTCTTCTGTATTCTTCCAATCTATTGATGTGTCCAAACCATCTATGGCATCATTATCTATGTCATACATGTTTTTCTTTGTAATCTTAGATGCCGGTACACGGAAAGCCAACTCTGTCTTTGGCTTGTCCATACCATCCATAATTGGTTTAAAGAAGAACGGAAGTCTATTGTTTATAGGAACAACTTTATCAGTAAACATCTTCTTAGCATCGGCTCCTGTTTTTGACAAGATACCAATCCTTGCATCTCTTGCAAGTGTCCCTATATTCACACACTCAGACGATGACATAAATGAAAATCCTGAACGTCTAATCTTTAAGTATATCATTCCAAAACTTCTCTCATCTGCCTTACATGCTTCCCAAAAAATCCAATATATTCTATTAGCTTCACGAAAGTCAGGGTATCCAATATCTATACTAGCCCATTGAAGGTACATATAATGAGAGCCCGTAATGTAAGTTGGAGTACCATTATTCATAAACCAAAAACCTTGATCTCTAAAATCAAATTCATTTTCAATGTAATCAACCCATCTGTTTTTAAATTCAGCTGCCATTTCATTCCATTGGAATATAGATTGTATTCTTGAAAGTTCTTTAGGGATTGGTTGTCTTTCCCAATACTGTTCAGCTTTTGAATTACTTCTTTTAAAACAATCTTTTGGTGTTTTAGGAAGAGCGATATTAAGTCCTGATATATTGATTATATCTCCTATCTCTCCTGTCTTTGATATTACTACAACATCATATTGTTCGTTGTATCCATATATCCAAGACTTATTACTGTTTTTCTTAGTAATAGCATTAGAAGGTATATGGTCCCTTACTATGGTGTAGATATTATTTTGACCTTCTTTCTGCAAATCCTTGTTTTGAATCAGTTTTATTAATACCTTTTTCAGATAATTCTATGCCTTCTTTCTCAGATTCTATTCTATTTAAAATCTCGAATGCATCAAATATAGCTAATTTTTTTGTAGCAGCAGCATTTTTTAATTTATCTGCTGCCAATTCACCTCCAATATCATCAATATTTAAGATAGGTTCTTCAGCTACTTTTATTAACTCAAGAACTGCCTTATGCCCGGCAGAAATAATTTTTAGTTTTGTTTCTTTAGGTGTCATATTATTATCTATAAAACATTACATATACCATTCTGCCTTCTTTCCAACCGGTGTTTGGATATTTACTATGAAAGTAATTTGAAGGGTACATAAGAGCACGATTAGGCCTATACCCTACTACAGAATGTAAATCCCAATTATCTAAGTTATTCGCTTCGTCTGAAAGAAATCTATCTGCTTCTTCATTAGGAACATCTAAAGGCATTTCATATCCTACATCTTTATGTTTCCAAAAAGCTGTTCCGTGCAATCCTTCTTTTGTAGATGGAGAGATATATAACACAAGTGCTCTTTCGGGTCTAATGTCTCCTACTTTTGAATCTGCGTGGATTCTCCAATCAGTATCAAACTCTTCAGTTGCCACTCTAAAAAATCCTAACAAACATTCTCGTTTAGTTTTGTCTATGTTGCTTAATTTATCAACAATAAAATCATCAAATTCTTTATTGCTATATTGAACCCAAAACTTTTTATCTCCTACTTCAACTTCTTGAAATTGATTACTTAATAAACTATTATAAACATAGTTATAAATATCTTCTTCTAAAAAATCATCTATAATATTTATCATAACTTCATTGTTATTTGATGATCATACATTCTGTATAACTTCTCTCCATCAATATTAAATTCATATTCACTATCAGGCACGAAACAAACCGAATCTCCGGCTTTAATTCCTTTAGTTGATAAGTACTCATTTGGATACTTCATAATTCCCATTAATGGTTCTTCCGAGAAAGGCTTGGAGATGTATGACTCTACTGTGGGGATTGGTTTAACAAAGCAATACCTATCGTATGCATACCATGTATCGCCTTTTTTATACATAAAAAATTGATCTATTTCAATAAAGAATAAATCTTCTTTGAAGAAACTTTTGCCACTTTTTTGTCTGCCTTTAATGTCATTATAAAATTTGAATACATTATGATGCACAAGAAGTATATCTCCTATTGATATATTACCGGTATATCCTAATGGTATTTCAACAACCTCAGCATATCTATTAGAGAACTTATGATCTTCTTCTGATGTACTGACTATAAATTCAATACCACCGATGTCTTTTGTGTTGTCATAGCGTTTACCATTTACAGGCTTTGCTATAAAATAAAATGGAGATTTCATTAAAAATTTATATTATATTCGATTGAAATAGGCACTGTAGGACTAAACTCCTTCCACAAAACTACCTCTTCTTTTTCATTTATAATATATATTAATACATTTTTTTTGTCATTTATCTTAATTAAATGGATTTCATTACTATCTCCAAGCACTTTTTGACCCACAATGTAATGCATTGCACCGCTTTTATAATCAGGTCCTATTGATATTTTTCGTATATCCATTTAATTTAATAACTTATCTAATGTTTCTTTGCTCATTATTCTATTGCACCTTCGTAAAATTCTCTTGTTTCAAAATTGAAATATGGCTTTTCATATAAAACAGTTAATAGTTCATCTATTGCTATTTCATTTTCTTGCAATACATATTCTACTGCTGTGCAATACATAAACTCTCCTGTTATTCCGTTGACTATTGATTTCATTAGTTTGTGATATTAAATAAATTAGGCGTAACACTATCAGCAATATTTGTTATTTGAACTGTAAAAAATAAATATAATGTATTTGCAGTATTGTAAGGAGTATTATTATAAACATTTGTCAAAACAGTAGCTTCATCAGTAATTGTGTTTGTAGCAGAAAATATCATTCCGTATAAATTACCGCCATTTAACATAAAGTTTCTTTTTAAAATTAATGCATTTGCAGTAGTGGTTAACATACCAGCTAATGTAACTGCTCCGGTAAGTGTGTTTGAAGTATTTATTTTTATTCTTAATGTAGAACTTATAGCAGTTGCTTTATTTGCACCATAGATAACCTTCATAACATCTGAAGTATTAAAAGTACCACCAACAATAGTTGCAGTAGCTACAATAGTTTCAGCTACTGTTCCTGTGTGAGCAGTTGTATTTGTTTGTATAAACTTATAAGGTGTATAACTTAAAGCATTTTGTTTTAAAGCTAATCCTGTATTAACCGCGTTTACAGTTGGATATTTAGTTGCACTTGCTGTTAAATCAGTTTGTTTATTAGCGACATCTTCAGGAGTGTATCCAATTATTGTTGGTATTGAAGCTGTCTTCCACTGCGCAGGAGAAACTGTGTTGTCGTACCAAAGTGTATCTTTTAAAGTAGGACTTTGTGCTTGTACATTATGTAGCTCTTGGAGCTCATATCCGTTTTGTACCCTTACATACATTCTTCCCGCTGCTCCATTACTTGCTGTTGTTACAACCCCAAGGTAAACTAAGTGATTAGGCGCAAAAGGTTTAACGTTTGTAATTGTTCCTGCTGTTGCACCAAGATATACAGCATCTCCATCTGCCCAAGTTGATGTTGGAAGAATACTTAACCCATCCAACAAACCTTGCATCATTATAAGTCCCTTTTGATTAGCTGCAATAGATGTAGATAATACTAATCCAACTGTTTGAGCAGATGTTGCATCCGATGTGTTAAACGCCCTCTTAACCGTCATCCTATCTCCTGTTCCACTAAAAGCAAACACAGGCATTCCCTTGGTTAAAGTTACAGAGTCATCATTTGTAACATAAGAAAACAAACTATTTGGAGCAGTTCCAATTACTTGAAAGTGATTATTTGTTGAATTATACACACAAAGCATTTCGCCTCCTGAAATAATATCACCACCAATTAAAACTCCATCATTATTTCTATACAAAGGTATCGCACCTAATGAGTTAATATTTAATGTAGCCCCCGTAGTATTTCCGTTTGTGAATCTTATCAAATAAGCATCAGCATCATTATAAGCAGCAACACCTGTAACTGTTGCCGTATATGTATCTGTACCTGCAGCGGTTGCGTGAGGTATTCCGCCCCCTGACGCACTTGCATTTAATGTTCCTCCTGATAAAGTTAATCCTGTTCCAATAGTTATCTCCTCCATAACACCTGTGCCTGCTGTGCTTCTACCAATAAGTTTATTAGTAGCCATAGATGTAGATATATCAGGTGTTGCACCTCCTGATGAGGTTATAGGAGATGTTGCTGTAACAGATGTAACACCTCCGCTAGGAATATCTGAAAGTAAAGCTACTGTACCACTTGCATTTTGAAGTGTTTGAATATTTGTACCTGTAATAGTACTAGGCGATTTTAAGTAAAGACTACTACCACCGGCTCCTATAAATCCAATATCATTATTTGTAGATATTGATATTTGTTTACCTGTAAAAGTGTCCGCAAGATAAATATAGTTATTTGCTAAAACTACTGAAAGGGGTGACACTCCAATATTCTGAAGAAATATTACGTCTGTAGTAGTATTACCTGCAGTTGTAACCTGCTGCAATGTTGGTATTGTTATACTTGGAAATGTAGCAAATGTACCATCTCCTCTAATATATTGAGATATTGTACCCGTTGGATAAGGATAATAAGTTGTAGTATCTAATGCAAATGTTCCTACAGCAGTCATCTTTACAAACGGTGTTCCTGTGGTCCATGTAGGGTAATTTAATGCTCCCCAAGTACCAACTGTTGGTATTGTGGGCTTGTTTAATATTTGATTATTACCACTTGTCGCATTCCAATCAGATGGTTGTTGCACAAGCGGATAACCTGCACCAAGATTTGTCCAATATAATGTATTGGTTGGTAACAATGAATCATTACTAGCGATACATCTGTAAATATTACCACTATAATAAACAACGTCTCCAATAACATATTGATTACCTGTTGCAGAAATGTGATCTGTTGTAAATGGTAGCGCAGTAGTTATAGACCCGGTAGGAATATCAGAAAGTAAAGCTATCGTGCCTGATGCGTCAGGAAATTGCCAAGACCTTGTGTTCGTTAGCAAATCTGATCTTAAATTTCCATCACCTGCAGCAGTTTGGAATCCTATACTTGCATCTTGATAAATATAAACATAATTTATTGTATCAGTTATTTGTAGACCACTAAGGGGGTGATATAAAAAATTATAATTAGCATCATTGTTATCACTAATCCCAAAATCATATCCATCTGAATATAAGTTTCCTGATATTATGCCCCCAACAGTTATTGTATCTGTAGTTATTGCACCTGCTGTTGTAACTTGCTGAAGTGTTTGAGAACCTCCGCCTGTAGTAACAGAACCATCTGCCATTAAATACTGTAGGTTTGTACCTCCTGTTTTAATAAATGAAGTTGCAGTTACATTACCTGTTAGATTGATATTATTTATTGCAGTATTACCAACAGATAATACATCGCCCAATCCCGGTGTTGTTGTTGCAGGAGCATTTACCCATCTTATACCTGATGCTGTTTTTGAAAGAAATTGACCTGTTGTTCCAATGCCTGTGGTATCGTCTTGTATATTGCCCGGTATTATTCTTGTTGAAGTAATATTTCCAACAAGAGTTATACTCTGAGTAGCTGTATTCCCTGAATTAAGAACTGCCTGAAGATTATCTACCGGCAAATCAACCCAATTTATGCTTACAGCTCCTTTACTAAGAAATTGAAAAGGCAATCCTTGACTACCACTTGTATCCTCAATATTATCAGGCTTTATTAATGTGGTATCAATAGTTCCTGTTAATGTAATATTTTGAGTAGCAATATTCCCTGCATCAAGTACTGCTTGTAAAGTAGCAGCAGGAAAGTTACCTGAGAATAACTGCAACAACTCCCCTAACGAAAAGTTCTTTGTCGCAAGAGGAGTAGCTGATGGTGTTGGTCGAGGAGCTTCTGTCCCTATTAACCTATCGCTTAATTGTAAAGGTGTGTCCGCTAAGGGGTAAGTAGCTATCTTCGACATTATGTATTTTTTATATTTTAAACAACAATTCTAATTTCACCTGTAGATGTTTGATATATTGAATTTACAGCAAGACCATCATCTATAGCCTCGTCATTATCTTCATATACAGGAAGATTGTTGTCTATTAACGTAACAAATTGATTTGTTGTTGTGGCAAGAGTAATTATATCTGCCAAAAGAAAATTCTTTGTAGCATTGCTGCCTGCTATATCTGTCCCTATTACAGTATCATCAAGAATAGGAGCTGCTATTATAGGATATACACTAATCTTTGCCATTTTATTTTAGTTTAAAGTTAATAGATATAGAATCTTGTCTACTAAAGCAATCATCTCATCTATAATGTTTTGCAACTCTGATGGGTAATTGTTTCTCTCAGTATCAAGAGTTGAACGCAACTCTTTTAAGTGAGTAGTTGCATCTGTATTTTTTGACTCAGGAATAACTATCTCAACTCTTTTATTTCTACCAAAGTATGCTTCAGTAAATTTATCAGTCAAATCAAGTATACCATCATAATAAGCGTTCAATGCTTTATGCTCTGCAAACGATGTCGTTTGAAGATGTGCGATGTGCATTGCATCTCTTGATTGGAACAATGTTCCTATAAGTTTACCCGGTGTCATAATTACTCTGTTTTTTGTGTTACTTCTCCTGTTTGAATATTGATAACAGCATTAGCTCCGTATTTCTCTATTAATAACTTTTCGTGCGCAGAGAACTGAGCTTTAATCTCATCAACAACTCTAATTAATGTTTGCTTTTGCAATTCAGCATCAGCAATTGCCATTTTTACTTTGTTAAACTCTGCGTTTAATTCTTGAATTTTTCCTAATTCTTCTTGTGTTACTTTTTCCATTTTGATTTAATTTAATTGTACAAATATATAAATTTTAAAATAATGTTTTGTTTATTCTTTTATAAGTGTAATATCCTAATGCAATAAGCAATAATATCAAAAGCCACCACCAATTATTTGATTGCTTATCAATGTCTTTTTTTATCATCTCTATTTTTGCACTCTTTTTTACTGTGGTTTCAATTGAGGCTTTTTCAGACGTTTTTATTTTTGTAGTATCTACTAACACATTTTTTGTTTTTTTATGTCTTATCTTTGCGTTTTTGTACTCTTTACCATTGATAGTAAAAGGTAAAGTAGTATCGATTGGTACAATCTCAATTTCATCAGTATCTGTAACAACACTAACGTGATTATCTTGAGTAGTAACCACTTCTTTTTTTGTTACTGAAGTGCTGTCTGATTTAACTACAGAATTTACTTTATTTATATTTACTTTTCTCGAAGCACAACTCGTCCCAAATATTGACAAAATTAGGGACATAATAATTATTTTTCTCATTATCCTTTTATTTGTTTATAGAACTTGTTTGTTTGTACAATTCTATCTTCTAATCCATGCGTCCCACCATTTACACGTTTACTAATCTTTGTAATAGAATCAGTTGTAACACTTGTAGATAAAGGAAGAAGTCCATTCTTATTAAAAAAGAATAAAGCACTTTCTAAAAAGTATTTATCTTTAACAAGATTTGGATTAGCAACACAATCTTCTTTAATAAAAGTTGTAAATTCTTTATAATTATCTTTACCTGTTAATTGAAGAGCTCCTCTTCCTCTGAATTTCCAACCATCACCACTTGCTTCATCTCCATTACCCATTCTTGATGCATATACTTTATTAGCAATCTTCTCAGGTTTTCTTTCATACTGCAATGCTACTGCTTCAGTAGGGAAATATTTTTTAAATATTGACATTAACCCTTTTACACCATAGTTTAAATTTTCTGTATCAGCTGTAAATCCTGCAGATTCATGATGACATTGTCCTAATATGTGAGCTAATTGCTCATCTGTTACTTTCCATAGTTCTTTCATTTTAGCAAAGCTTGCTTTACCTAAAACACCATCAGCTGTTAATCCATTGGTAGCTTGGAATTCTGAAATCTTACTCATTTTCTTATTTTTTATTTATTACTACCTTCTTGTGTGGCATATTTAATACCCATGATTGTACCAACTATTGAAAATGCATTAGTTAACAATACACTAAACATGTTACTCCATGTTGATCCAATTATTTGAGTTTCTTTATTTGTTATAATAGCTGCCCAATATAACATAGTAGTTATAACTCCAACCCCTAATATAACTGCCAAAGCACATTTAACAATTACTTTTATTAATTCATTTTGACTCTTTTTTAATACTAAATCTAAATCATTTAGAGCAGCATCTTTTTCTATCTCTATTGAATCTTTAAGTTTTTCAGATTTTTCTAATTCAATCTGTAAGTCTTTAGATAAAGCATCAATCTTATTTTTACTATTGACCATTTCTGTAATGTCAGTAGCAATCTTCATTATTTTTGTAATGGTATTGTTTTCATCAAAGATAGGATTATAAGTTGCTTGAAGGTATATTGGGCAGCTATTATA